GTGTCCATCTCCATCTGTGCTGGCAGTGTTGAATCTGATGCCATTGGGCGACCATTTGTATTCTGTGCTGTCAGTGGATGATGCCACATCACCACTTTCTGTGATGGTGGTGTTGTTCACTGTGTCAGCGATGGTTGTGACCTGGGTGGATGAATCCCCCGCATCCACATCCAATTGGAATAAGGTGTATCTTGGTGTTGTGGGATCTCCAATGGATCCCACTGTGACCCATGGACGTGATGTGCCCTGTGCTTCCGCGTTGCCCACCACTGAAGTCAATTTTGAATAGTTCCTTGTGAGTGGCAGTATCCTTGCCAACTGTGTGCCATCATGATCAGCTGAATTGCCTGTGACGCCTTCCTGCTGTGTCCTGTCGGAAATGTCAGTCCTCACAGACACAATTTCAGCCAATGCGTCACTTTCATCAGTGACTTCCACAAGGAATTGGAAGTATCTTCCAGTGACTCCTTGCAGTGTCTGTGCCTGTCCTCCGATGATGACCGGATCCCCCGGCAACTGTGAAGATGAATCGATGTTGTCCGCGGCGAATACCTTGATGTTCACTGTGCCCACAGCCACCACTGAGCAAAGCGGATTAACATCCGCCACTCTGCCGAAGTCCTTGATTTCACTCCTGAATGTGATGGGATCACCAGCACCCAAGGTGTACAATCCACCTGTGCCTGTTTCCCACTCAGTGAGATCCTCCCAACTGGTGGATGAGTCATTGGTGTCATCCCAGGTGTACACCGCACGTTTTATTGATCTTGAATCTGGGTCATAGTATTGCGTCATTGTGATAGATCCTCCTCTGTGGCAGTGCCGCTGACAATGGTTCGAGAGGCTCTAATGAAGCCACCATCTCTCTGTATGCTGTAGTTGAGAGCACCTTCAAGGTTTGGAAGGTTCACACTGTTGCTTTGTAAATTTTGGAATCCAAAGTTGCGTGGAGCCACAGAACCATCAGCATAGTGCTGGTCCAGTGTGCTGTTGTAGAACATTGGTCTGACCAACTTATCGATTGACAAGTTTTCCAGTGTGATCTGTGCGGTTATTTCATTGTCCGCCCTTGAAATGTTCACTTCATCGATCCTCACTAATTTGCCTGTGTCACGTGAGAACACATGGAATCTTATTCTATTGATGTTGGTGTCGGTTGGCACCACTATGTGGAACTGTATGCCTGCGGTCTTGCCATCGCCGGTTGGTTTGAACCGCACTCCTAAAGGTGCTTGAAAACCCGACCTGAACACTATACTGGAATTAATGGTGTTGAGTCCATCCAACAAGCAGTGTGCCTGTGTGAGTATGACACCATCATCTCTGGCATTGAATTGATCCATGCTTTCAGCCATGAATGAAGTCACCTTGCCTTGGATGATTGGGTCCGAGGGTGGCGGCAATGGTGCTGGTTCAGGTGGATCACCTGGTACCAAGTCGCCTGTGGAATCTGGATCTTGAGGTGGTTCCGGATCCTCCGGAGGTGCCACGCCGATGGGTGTTTCCGGATTGGCTGGTGATATGGGTGTCAGTGTGTACTGTGATGGTAGGTATGGCTGTGCGGGTATTTCTATCTGTTCGCCCGAAGTGTGTGGGTAAATGGTCGCATCATGTTCTCTGGCCTGTACTTTGACTGTGCCATCCTCATTGAAGTCCATGTTGGTTACCCTGAATGTCTGTGTGCTGAGATCCAACACATCGGATGTGACCCTGATGATGTCACCAGGTTCCGCTGCCAACAGTTCTGGTGTGGCATCGAATTCGATGTATCTTTGTTTCCTTGATTTCTCATAGATCATTTTGGCTATGTTGTATGCCATGTTCTTGTTGGCGATGGTAGCAAATTGGAACTGTCCAATGAGATCCTCTCCATCCGCTGTTCTATCCGCTGTGACCTTGTAGACCTGTTCCTGTTCAGTGAATTCGAGATCTGGGTCCACATATTTCACAATCACTTGATTGTACTTGTTTTGTTTCTGTTCACCCTGCAGTGACACTGATCCAACCAAATGATCTGTGGTTACATCAAACGCCGAAGTCACAGTGGTGGACAGGATGTCGGTGTCATTGCCACCATCTTCAATTTTTACTTTGTATCTGCCTTGTATGTAAGGCATGAATGCCCTGGCACCAGTGAGCAGTAATTTGGCATTGTCCATCAATCTTGTGTTGGTGCTGAGCACAGCATTACAAGTGAGTATCTTGCCATCTTGTGTGCCCGAATAACCCACTGACCTGTTGCACTTGAGTGCCGCTGTCTTGAAAGCATCCGCATTGATCTCTGATTTGTCCAATCCCACTCCATAGCGTGGATTCATGAGATAATCTCCCAGTGCGTTGATTGGATTGTAGGAATATGCTTTGGTTAGATCTGCGTAGTCATTGGCGAGATCTTCTCCACCGCCATGTGTGATGAAATTGAATACTTTTTTACCGCACACATCGAATTTTACATTGGGGATGCCTCCGGTGTATGGATTGTTGTCTGCGTCGGCCTGTGATTCTATCTTCTTCCATTCATAACGCATCACTGCGTAGGCCACTCCCGGTAACTTCCTTTGTTTGTTGCTCCAGCTGGGTGATTGATTGGCCAGCCTACTCTGATCTTGGCTTTCTGTGCCAGCGAACACTTGCAGTTGTAGCCTGCCTGCGTATCTGCCCTTGTCGATGTTATGCACTGTGTTGAATGCGAATGTGCCACCACCACTGGCATTGTGTACCTGTGCGTCATCGATGAATATCCTTTGGATGCTGTGTATCTCACCTTCGGCGATCACATACACCACCCATAAAAACTTGTTGTTGCTGTCCCCTGTTTCGGCAAATATCACCCTGCCGCCCACTCTCCTGAATCCATAAATCACTGGAATGTCGAGATTGGAGCCTGCCTTGGTTAGTGTGACACCTTCAGCATCCTGTGATGTGTTGATGTCCGGTATGTCCGGAGTGAAACCACCGAATATGCCAGAAAAGAACTTGCCGATGCCTTTGATGATCTTTTTGATGCCACCGATCACCTTCTTGATTATCTTGGTTATTGGATTCCTTCTACCCATTGTTGATCTCCTTGATGTAGTTGGTTCCGCATGGCGTCATCAACCTGCTGTAAAAATTATCAGCGGACTTGAGATAGTCCTCATTGCTTTGCCATTGTGTGTCGAAGGCCCTTGTGGAGGCATTGAAGTACACACAGTCATTTTCCTTGAAAAACTGTTCACAAGCGTCAAACAGGCTCTTGGCAAGGAAGCCATTCCTGTGTGATTGATTGATGTGGAACAGTTCGATGTTGCCTTCTCGGTGTTGATTGTAGTACAATTCGAATATTTGGCACAGTGCGTAGCCTTCTATGGCTCCATCCTTGGTTGCCAATATAATTTTGTAGTTGGGATCTATCACGCACTTCCTTGCGTAATCAATCATGAGATCATTGTCCAGTGTGCCCACTCCTGCTCCCACTTCATTGGCCTGTTGTTTGACCACTTGTAGTAGTTCATTGAGATCTTTGATTTGAAATTCTTTGATCATTATGTCTTGCCCCATTTTATTTCTTCCAACATCCTGTATGAGTATTCCATGCCATCATCTTGTGGATGTTCTCTGTGGAATGAGTCTTGGTTGGTCCTCCTGCCATTCACTTTGTCAAAGTTGGCGAAGGTTGATGACACATTCAGTGCTATGGTACAGGTGTCTCTGGCATCTTCCACTCCATAACCACTGATCTTGCCCTTGAACATGATGATGGGTGTGTCTATGATGGAGTTGTCTGTGGGATCCAAGTAGGCGGATCGCATGATAACTTCCTTGTTGATGATGCCGGATGTGGCGAATGTTTGTATGTTGGCAGTTTTCAATCCTGATATGGACAGTGTGAGTCCTGTGATGATCAATTCCGCATTTTCTTCCACGTTGCTCACTGCCAAGAAATCTGCCTGTGCTTCATAGGTGTTGGAATTGAAGTCCACATCGAATGGAGCATCTGTGTAGTAAACTGTTGAAGAAGGTGTGGTGATTTCCACAAGGAACACCTTGACTTGGCTGAGGCTTGCGAGTCTGCTCTGTATGGTTGCGGAAAGTCCTCTGGCCATTACACTTCCTCTAATACATCTATTTCATAGGTCACAGTGTCATTCACTGCGTATTTGAATTGTTGTATGTCACCATTCAAGGTCATTCTGAATGGCACGTCATCCAATGTCACTGCGGATGATCCATCTCCCACTTCCGCTTCCATGAGATTGGGTGTGATGTTCACTGTGGCGGCACCTGATCCATCTGTGGTGACGTTGGCAGTTGCCATGTAGACCTTGTTGTGTCCCGGGAATCTAATCACGTCTCCCGCTGACAGTATGGTTGTTGAATTCTTGTTGGTTGTGATGTTCACTGATGATGACCCTGCCGCATTGGTTCCGCTCACCAATGCTGTGGTACCACTGGTGCCTGATTGGTTGTCGGACACATTGGGTAGGATGATGTCGAATGAATTCAGTGCACCTTCGGCTCTGGTCGCCACCGCTTGGATGGCCCTGAATTGTGTGATTGAAACATTCGGGTACTGCAGAGTGGCTTGGAATCTTGTGCCAGCCACTGATACTCTCACCCTCCTGCCTGATTGCGATATGGTTTGTTTGGTGTCCGCGATCGCTTTGAAATTTACTGCTCTGAAGCCAACTGTTGTGGGCCAGTTTCCGATGTATGCCATTAGATTAACGCTGTCCTTCCTTGTCTTTCCAATCCATCATTGATGATGGATGTGATGGTGCCTCTTCTTGAAACCAATAGGTCATCGAATGATTCGGCATCCACAGTGGTTATGTTGAAATTGATGTTGACATCGCCAGCGGCTGCCATTTGTGTGGATGGTGCTGCCAATGGAGTCACTGTGGCAGGGCCCCCGACTAACTCCGGACCAGATTCTCCAGTTATGCCAAATTTTCCTGCTGGTATTTTACCACCATCTGCGAAGAATCCTGCGAACAGGCTGCCTCCACCTGTGAAGAATGCCAGTGCTGTCCTCAATCCAAGTTCGATGCCCAGTGCGGAGTTCAATTTGTTTTGTTCATCTCTGACCTTGATCATTTTCTCTCGCAAGATATCAAACACAAACACTTCCAAACCAATTTGTATCAATCCTGATATCAATTGTCTAAGAATGGCTCTGGCCACTTCTTGCAGTGATTGTGTGAATGATTTGGCACCAAGGATGGCATCTGCGAACGCATCGCCCACACCCTGTTTGAATGTTTGGAATGCGGACACACTGAGATCCACTGCTTCCACAATGGGATCGAATGCTTCATCCATCTCCTTGAATCTGTCTTTGAATGCCTCGCTGAGTCCTTCTATGGATCTCTGATATTTTTTGATAGGTTCGGGAGCTTCTTCTATCTCCTCCACCATGGATTCAACAATTTTTTTGTATCGCTCTTGGGTGATGATGCCTTTCTTGAGTGCTTCATCCAACAGTGCCATTTCTTCTTTGCGTTTGTTTTCCGCCGCCAACAGTGGATCATATGATTCTTCCAGATCCAACACACTGGCTTCTAATTTTTCAAGTTCCTTGGCGTACTTCTTGTTGAATTCTAAAATTTCTGCTTGTGATTTTTGGAAGGCAGCCATCTGCTCTTCCTGTTTCTTCATGTAGGCTTCTTGTGCTTTGGCTTGTTTCTCTTGTTCTTCCGCCACCAGCATGATCTTGTCCTTGTAGCCTTCCATGCTCTTGATCAGTTCATCATTCTCCTCCTTGGCCTTCTTGGCTTCCTCGCCAATGCCTGTGAGTCCTATCATGAAATCTTTGATCTGTGGGAAGAATGTGTATGCGGCTGTGCCCAATGCGGCGATGCCGACTGCTATCGCTCCGATGGGATTGGCTGCCATGGCCAGTGTGAGCACCTTGATGGCTTTGGCCAGATCATACATGAATTTGATGGCACCCACCACAATGATGGCTTTGAGTGCCCGCTGAAATGTTTCCAAATTTTCATTTACAAATTTCACAGCGTCTGACACAACCACCACTGCGTCAGCAAGGAATTCACCTATGTTTGCTCCAAATTGTTTGATCTTGCCTTCATTCTCAGTGAGGAATTTGTTGAGGTCACCGAATTCATCCTTGAGTGTGTCAAAGAATTCACTGGCAGCGGCTTCCTGGAACTTCCTGAACTTGTCATTGAGCATACTGATGGTACCATCTAATGTACCAGCAAACTCATCTGTGGCAGTGCTGAATTCTCCACCATTGGCGAAGAATTTGAAGAATGCCGCCCTGGTTTCTTCCACAGTGACCTTGGCACCTTCTTTGAATCCCAACAGTGCTCTGACACCTCTTTCCCTGAATATGTCAGCAGAAGCAATACCACCCGAAAATGCTCTTTGTATCTGTTCTGCAGTGGTTTGGAAATCAAGTCCTGTCACTGCGGCAACATTACCAACAATGCCTAAGATATCGGAAAGTTCATCGGCGTCATCTGCCACAACCGCCAAGTTGCCCGAAGCGGCTGATATTTCATCCAGTGAGAATGGAACCTTGGCAGCGAATTCATTCAATACATCGAATGCTTTGGCACCTTCTTCCGCGGATCCAAACAAGAATTTGAATCTCAGTCCAAGGCTTTCAACTTCTCGGCCCACATCAACAAAACCTCTCACCAGTTTGGTTGTGCCTATGGCCGCGAAAGCACCCGCAGCCACTTTGACTGCTGTGCCCAAGCCACCAAGTGCGGACTTGGCTTGATTGATTTGGTTTAGTCCTTCGACTTTGAGTTTGACGTTATATGTTTCCGATGCGGCCATTATCTTCTACGCGGTCCCATGGTCTTGAGATGTTCTTTGTGTTCAAGTTCCATCAATCCTGCCCAGTAATTCAATTCCAACACAGATAACTCCATGACTTCCTCCAAAGTTTTATGAAGCCTTGAAGCCAGTATGAGCAAAAATTTTAGCTCTGCGTTGGTTTGGATTCCTTTCTCGCGTCCTCCTGTGTGAGCGTGGTGATGGCATTGTTGAGATGCATCGCCACTCTGGTTATTACTTTTGGATCAGCTTCATTCATCAACTGCTCCTTGTGTGCCTCAGAAAATATCTTCTTGCCATCTTTGTCTCTGGCCTTGGATATCACTGACTGCACCAATGCTTCAACTATCTCGCCCTTGCCTTGGTGTGCAATCATTTTCTTTTCATCGGCGAAAGAACTGGTTGTTCTATAATAGATGTCCATGTCCCATTCCGGTACATGCAACTTTTCCAATTCTTTTGTTACCAAACTTTCATAGTGTTTGGTGATCTTTTTCATTACGTCTGTCATTTACTGAATCTCCCTCGATTAGTTCTTTGTGTGTCCCTGGAGGCTGGTTTGAAGAAGCCCCTGGGTGCTTGTTTTGAATATCCCTTGTCCAATCTTGGCACATATGATTGTGTGTTGCCAAGGGTGTATTCAAAGTTGTTTTGTTTGGTTTTACGCCATGACTTGGCAGCCAGACCAGAACGCTTTGGAGTGTATTTCTTGACATTGACAAACAATGCTTGTGCTGTCCTGTCCATGAATTGTTCCAAACCCTTTACAAGCGTCTGACTACCCCGCCTTGCTGTGATTGTGCCTGATATCATATTATAAGTTGGTCTTTGTGAGTGCACCAGTTCCCTGGAAACTGATGGTCGCCGACACTGCATCATTCTGATCTACAGAGATGTCATGTCCTGTCACAATTACTTCACCCGATAATTTGATACCTGTTGTTTCACCTGATGGGTACAGTTCAAGAGTCACTGGTGATGCACCTATTCCTGCGAACAGTGTTGATTGTGCTGAGTCATCATCTCTGAATAACACATCCATTGTTCCTGTGAATGAAGTTTGACCTGCCAAGAATGACTTGTCTTGTGTGCCCATAACTGAAGTTTCTATGGTGTCTGTCACCTGTGATACAGAAAATGATCGAACAGAAGCAATCGCTGCCGGCGATCCTGTCACATCAAATTTTGCAACTCCAGATGTTCCAACATAAGTGGCTGAGTTTGTTGCCATTGTTTAGTTCTCCTTGTTGTTGTTGTTTTTGATTACTTCCGCTGTCGCTTCTGCCTCTAACAGGCTTGACTCTGCGGGTTCTTGTTTAATTTGGACTTTTTTAACCTTTACAGATTTGGGTTTCTCCACCATTTTTGGTTTTTGAAAAGTCCATCCCTCACTCAAGTGTTGTTGCACGTCTTTGTTTGCAACAATCTTTGAATTCCCTTGTTTGTCATACATTTCGCTTGCCATTATGCATTTCCTTTCTTGTAGATGTAGATTATTTCTGCCACCACTGTGACTTCGCCGATGGGCGGTTGTCTTTCAATCACTTGCACATTGTCAATTCTGCATCTCACCACGTGTGTGGCATCAGCATCTGCTGTGTTGTTCAATGCACGTTCTGTTTCAAGTGATTCTTCTATGTTCCTGATGATGTCATTTCTCAGTGTGTCTATCTGATTGCCTCTCACAAAACAACGCATGGACACTTCCATGGTGCCCTGTCTCTCCGACAATGAAATGTCTTCTCTGGTTTCATTGAGTGGCACAACCAGTATGGCTGGAAACTGTGTGATGGCTAATTTTTCAAAATCGAAAAAATCTCTGGATACCAACCCTGGACCTGGATTGGTCATGTTTTTTAAAACTTGTTCAACTCTCTTGAGTATGTCTTCTCTTGCGGACATTATCTAACCAATCTGTTAAAATGGACTGGTTGTTTCTCTGAATCTTGTACAGTGGAATCTTCATTGTAGTCATATTCTACACCTTGTTTGAGGCATAGATCAAACTCTTCCTTGAATCTGTCTTTGTAATACTGCATCTTCTCCATGTACACATCACCTTCCGGTGTGAAAGTTGATAGCCTTGGGTAGATGTAGTATGCGAACACATGATACACAGCCGCTCTCTTCCATTGTGAATCTGTCAACAAACTTTCATTGAATGGAGCATATGAACCTCTTGAAATGTCATACTGTCTGTATGTCGCTCTGGGCCACCAGTCTATTTCAATCAAGCGATTGATGTCATCATAACTTTTTTCATGCAAGTCTTGAAATTCAGGGATGCCAAGATTTAGTATGTCCGGCTCATATT